ATTCTAAAAAAATAGGTAGAGGCAGAACAGAATTACAAAAAAAATTAAATATTAAATTATTAATGATTGACCATGAAAGTCAGTGAAAACACATCTATTTCAATGCCAATAAGAAATATGTTGGCTATCATAGCAGCAGTAGCAATTGGTGCATGGGCTTATTTTGGAGTTATTGAAAGACTGAACCAATTAGAAACTGCCGATACATTACAAAAAGCTGATTTGCTCAAAAGAGCTGAACAAGAGCCTAAAAATTTAGAAATGTATATGCTTATAGAACATCTTGCAGGACAAATAGAAGATATTGAAGAAGAACTAAAGTTAGGCAGATACAATAAAGTAAACATAGATCACCTTAAAGAACAGGTTGATATTTTACAAAAAAAATTAAATGGAACGAATTAACAGACAAATTATTAAACACATTAAAGATGTTAAAAAAAAACAACTTGAAAAAAAATTAAGTACAGAGCTTAGAAAAGAAGTTGTTATTAATCGTTTTGGTAGCAGCAAATATACTATCAAACAAGGTGTTAATAAAGGCAAAGTCTTAGGATGAAAAATTTATTAAAAAAAATAACAAAAACTAAATGGTTTATAAAACTATTTGGTAAAAGATGTGCTTGTGATGATTGAAACAGTTTTTGCTTTATTAATGATTATTGACCATGAAATTAAAGAACACAGAATACAACCAAGTTTGTCAGCTTGTATGAAAGCAAAAAGAGAAGCTGAGAGATCCAGTGGTAATGTTTATTATAAATGTATTCGTAGCGAAGCTGAAACAGAAATTTATATGGGTGAAAAAAGTATTAAAAAATTAATACTGAAATAATTCATGGATAATTTTTTTTTAAAATTTTTCACCTTTATGGATAAAATTGTTGATGACATGGACAAAGCCATGTTTCCACAACCAAAAAAAAGAAAAAGAAAAAAATGCAAAAATTGTCATTGTAAATGTCATTGTAAAGAAGAATTGCATACGCATTGGTATGATGGTGATTTATGTGTTTGTGAAGGATGTCAATGTTAGGAGATTATTATGTTAGAGCTAATTCTTTTAAAATTAGAAAACTTTTGCAGAAAACTTTATGCGTTTGTTTGGGGAACAAGAATAAGATTAACCACAAAACTAAAAAAGAGGATTAATGTACGAAGAAGTAAAAGAAGAAATTAAACTTTGTGAGGGTTATGTAAATAAAATTTATAAATGCTCAGAAGGATTTGATACTATATTTTATGGACACAAAGTTACACCTGAGGATACTTATGAACATGGTGTTGAATATCCAAAAGAAATGGGTGAACAAGTATTTGAAAAAGATTTTGAAAGAACATTACATGCTGCCGAAAGACTTATTGGTGACAGACCAATTAATAATACTGCAAAAGAAGTAATTATAAACATGGTTTACCAAATCGGTGAGGGTGGTGTGAGTAAATTTAAAAATATGTGGAAAGCTTTAGATAATGAAGATTATGGTGAAGCTAGTTTTCAAATGTTAGATTCTTTATGGGCAAAACAAACTCCTGCAAGAGCAGGTAAGTTAGCAGGAAAAATGAGGAGTGCGAAACTATAATGTGGTTAAATATAGCATCTAAATTAGTACCAGGTATTATTAAAACAGGTATGTCTATTGCTGCTAATAGAAGAAAAGCAAAAGAATTACAATCTGTTGCTGAAATGCGTCATGCAGAAAAAATGGCTAATGGTGAATTAGAATACAAAGCACAAGTTTTAAAATCAAACGATCAAGGAATAAAAGATGACATAGTTTTATTAGTCGTAATTTTGCCAATTGTAGTTTTGGCTTGGTCAGTATTTAGTGGTGATAGTCAAGCAAAAGAAAAATTAGATTTGTTTTTTCACTATTTTAATAATTTTCCTGAGTTTTATAAATGGTTAGTTCTTGGAATTTTTGGATCTATATATGGTTTAAAACCAGGTATGGATTTATTTAGGAAAAAATAATGGAATTAAGAGTAAATAATTTTAGGTCTGATGATAATAGGTTTCAGTATAATAAAACTTATAATTTTTTAAGAACTCCTAAAGATATTTGGTCTGACTTAACAAAAGAATTCAACTTTACTATAGATTGTTGCGCTTCAGATCAAAACCATCTTTTACCAAGATATTATACTAAAGAACAAAATGCTTTGACTAAAGATTGGACTGGAGAAACTGCTTATATTCATCCTATGTTTGATGGTAAAATAGGAAAATTTGTTGAAAAAGCATTTAATACTAAAAATTTTATAGGAGTTTTTTTATTACCTGCATCAACTCACACTAAATATTTTCATGAGTATTGTTATCATAATCCAAATTGTGAAATAAGATTTTTACGAAAGCCAGTAAAAGGTTTTCATTTTGGTTGTGAAAGTGGAGCAGCAACAGATCCAAATAGTTTAGGCTATTTAAAACCTTTGATGATTTTAATTTTTAGGAATGGCAAGGTACAAGGTAAATAAAATAAATGTCAGATAACTCTGAAATAATAAACGAATATAAAGATCAAATTCGTATTTTAAGACAAGAGGTTGCTGAATTGCAAGACGCAGGTAAGTCTAAAGATGCAGCTAATAAAAGGTGCTTACAAAAACTTGAAAATACAAACAAGGATTTGGAAGAAGCTAATAATAAAATAAAACAATTAGAAGAAAGTAATAAATGAAAGTTTTTTTAACAATTGTAATGTGTAGCACAATGGCTCAGACTTGCATTGAACCACATACATTTCCAAATTCTTATAATGATATTTACGATTGTTTAGTAGATGGTTATAGCAAAGCAAACGATAAAATAATTGAAATTGGTAGAGAAGAAATTAATAAACATCAAATTTACATAAAGTTTGATTGTCAACAATTAATAGTTCCACCTGCAAAACCAGGAGTATCTTCATAATGGCAACTCCAGTATGGCAAAGAAAAGCAGGTCAATCTAAATCTGGTGGACTTAATGCTAGAGGTAGAGCAGCTTATAATAGAGCTACAGGTGGCAATCTTAAAGCACCAGTCACAACAAAACCAAGTAAATTAAAAAAAGGTAGCAAAGCTGCTAATCGTAGAAAGAGCTTTTGTGCCAGAATGTTAGGCATGAAGAAAAGGCTTACATCAAAGAAAACAGCTAGAGATCCTAATTCAAGGATTAATAAAGCATTAAGAAAATGGAATTGTTAAGGCGACCATTTCTGATCGCCTTAAAATTTATTTTACAGTTTTAACCATAGAGTTAAAATCTTTGTTAGATTGTAGAGCTAACATTTGTAGCCATCTTGTAGCAATTGTTATAAAGCCTGAAGTTGTACCATCTTTATTTATTTTATCTGTAAATATATTTTTTACATCTTCATATTCTTTAATAGACAATTCTTTTCTATCTTTTATTTCAAGCCAACTATCTTTATCTAATGACACAAACAAAACATTTTTTAGTGATGGACTGTTTTGAAATTTAATTTCATCAAAAAATATTGTGTAAAACTTTTTCATAAATTACCTCCTTTCTTTTTTATTTACCATTATACCACATTGGGTTTTTCAAAATTTTTAAAAAAAAGTTTTTATTAAAAAGTAGAGCAACAAAATTTTAGGGTGTTACAGAATAGATGCGACAATAAAATCCTTTTTGGGTTTTTTGCAAAAAAAAATTATGAAAAAAAAATTATGGAAAAAACCAAATGCCATTATGTTTGTTGGTTATTGCAAATATTGTAAGGGTGAAATAATAAACACAGATTCATTCGTAAGTTTTTATTCAAAAGATCATGCTCACTATCTTTGCATGAAAAAAGATGACGAATTACATCAAGAAAAGGAGAAAAATGCCGAAAGGTAAAAATAAAAAATATAGTAAAAAACAAATGAAGATTGCAAAAATCGCCAAGCCTAGAAATAAAATAACTGGTGCTGACTTTGCAAAATTAAGAATGTCAAAAAAAAGAAGGAAGGCATAATGAAAAAACTTACTAAAAGACAACAATCAACACTTAGAAAGCACTCTGTTCATCATTCTAAAAAGCACATGGCTATGATGAGAAAAGAAATGCGAATGGGAAAATCGTTCACAGCAGCTCATAAAAAAGCACAAAGGTTAGTTGGAAAATAATATGGCTAATGTTCCTACAAATAAAAAACTTTATGCAAGGGTAAAGTCTGAGGCAAAAAGAAAATTTAAAGTTTTTCCTAGTGCTTATGCTTCAGCCTGGCTTGTTAGAACTTACAAAAAAAGAGGTGGGGGATATAGAACCACATGAGCAGAGCAAGAGGTGGACTTACAAAATGGTTTAGGCAAAACTGGGTTGATATTGGCTCAAGAAAAAAAGATGGATCTTTTGCAAAATGTGGAAGGTCTAAGCTTGAAAAAGATAGAAAATCTAAGTACCCAAAATGTGTGCCTCTTGCAAAGGCTAGAAGAATGTCTGCATCGCAAATTAGGAGTGCAGTAACAAGAAAAAGAAAAGCACAAAGAAAAGGCAATACTGGTGGTA